ACGCGGGGAGCGGCGGCGGCGGCTGCTGCCGTGCGGCCCTTGGGCGCTGCGACGATCTTGTCCACGCGGGCGAACCCGTCCGGGGTCAGGTTCGTCGCGACCATGACCTTCTTGCCGACGAGGTCCGACTCTTCGAAGCCGGTGCCGACCTGTGCGCCGTCGGGGCCGACGAGCGCGAGCAGGTATTCGAACACCTTGCTCTTGGGGCCGGTCGCGGTGCTGGACAGGGACGTGATCTCGATGTCGCGGTCGGGTGCCTCGACCAGCCACGTCCACTCAAGGAAGTCCTGCTCCTCGCCGTTGGAGAAGGCGGTGATCAGGCGCTTGGGGGCGATCCCGATGAGCGTGGCCGGGTACGTACCGGCGGGGATGGCCGGTGCCCCGGCGCTGACGGTGATGAGCGGCATCTGCCGTGTCTCCTTCGTGCTGGGCGTTACATTGGTTGACGCCTCTGCAACACCGACTTTACACCGGTTGACATCGGGCGTCAAGCGATCAAGTGACCAGCAAGTGGACCGGGGATGACAGATGTCACCCCCGGTCCAGAGCAGCAGGACCAGTATCATTTGATACCGGTCCTGCACGGCCCTTGCCCCCCTTCGCTACGATGGGGGGCATGATCACGACACCAAACCCGGCACGACCGCGCTGCCCCGTCTGCGCATCCCCCCACAAGGCCCAGATCCACGCCCTGCTCGCGTCGAAGATGCCGATGGCCGACATCCACGTCGAGACGCAGAAGTTGGGCCGTGGCATCAAGCGCGAGACGATTGGCAAGCACCTGCGCATCTGTCTCGGTGGCGTGAAGCCCGAAGTCCTCGGTCAGGAGATCGTGGACGCGTCCAAGGCCGCGAAGACGCAGGCCGAGATGGACTTCGCCACCCTCGTCCAGAAGCGTGCCACCGAGATGCTCGCAGCGGGCGAGTTGCGCGTGACCGCATCGCACGGGCTTCAGGCGCAGGCGCTGATCGACCGCCGCATGGAGAAGCAGGCAGACCGCGACCTCGCGATGAACATGGCGATGCTGCTGAGTGGCTCGATGGAGATGCCCCCCATGTCGGTCATCGAGGGGCGGGTGGTCGATGTGACGCCAGCGGCCCTTGGTGACGGACTCGCACCGGTCGAACTGGTCGAAGCCTGATGCCGTCCCTCGCGCAGACACGTGCGCGGAACGAGTCACGCGATCAGGATGCCAAGAACCCCGGACCAGCACGCTCGCGCCGTGCGAGGGCGCGGCTCGCTGAAGCGGCTGTCGAGGCCGGTGTCGGGTCATTCGGCGCGTTCACGCAGACGTCGTTCGCGCAGGACATGCTCCGTGCGCGGTGGGACGTTGACTTCTTCTGCGTGCGGTTCCTCGGCTTCATGCCGCACCCCGGCCAGTCGAGGCTGTTCAAGGCGTACATCACGCGTGACGAGTCACGCTGGATGTCGCGCTACCTGACCATCGCCACGGCGGCTGGGAACCGCGCAGGGAAGACGCTGGGGCTGGCCGTCGTCGTCGCGCACTCGACCATGTTCAAGATGGGCAAGCAGCCGCCCAACCCGCTGGACCGTCGTGACATCGAGCGGTGGATGCGGATGTCGTACGAGTGGTACCACTTCGGCATCCACAGCGAGGTTGCCGAACTCGTCTACTACGAGATCGTGAAGTTGTTCTCGGGCACGCATGAGGCCCAGAAGAACGGGTGCCCGCTCGCGGACGCACTCGGCACGTCGGTTGCCGAGTGGGGCAAGAAGTACCGTGGCGAGTACCTGATGATCCAGATGCACCCCATGCTGGGCGGTGGTGTCATCCACTTCCGCACCACGGGCGAGCGGGCCATCGGGTCACTCGGCAAGGACATGGACGGTGAGTCGTACGACGAGTGCGCGTTCGACCCCAACTTCGACTTCATCATCGAGGAAGTCCTCCACCTGCGGCGGCTATCGACAGGCGGGCAGTTGTTCCTGATCGGCACGATGACCGAGGGCCTGACGGCGTTCGCTGACAAGTGGCAGGAGGGCAACCCGGACTCGCCAGACCGCAAGATCGACAGCGTGTCCCTGCGCATCAGCACACGCGAGAACGTCGGCTACGGGATCGACAAGCGGATGTTCGACCGCCTGCTCGACTCGATGCCGCCGTACCTGATCCCGCAGAACATCGACGGGTTCGCCATCGAGTCACGCGAGGCGTTCTTCGGCTCACAGAGCATCGAGGCGATCTTCGACGACGCACTCCCCACGTACGCCCCGGCCAAGCCACGGCATTGGTACGTTCAGGGGGTTGACCCGGCGCTCACCTACGACTCCACGTGGAGCATCGTCCTTGATGTCACAGGAGGGCTGGAATGGCGTGGGGTGGCCGTGGAGCGGCTCACGGGCCGTCAGACTTCGCAGGTCGTCGCAGGACTGGCGCTTCACACGCACAACGCGTACAGCGACTCGTCCAAGGGCACCGGTTGCCGTACGGCGCTGGACGCCACGGGGTTCGGTGGGAAGATGTTCAGGGACCTCCTGCCGATCCCGGTGAAGATGGTCGAGTTCGGTGGCACGAAGGCGAAGAAACTGATGCTGCTGAACCAGTTGAAGAAGGCGATTGAGGAGAAGCGGCTGCACCTCCCGAAGAGCGGCAAGTGGCTTGGCGTGCGGCGGCAGTTGCTGGGGTACAAGTTGGACGACCGCAAGATCGAGCAGGATGCCGTCATGGCGCTGGCCGTCGCGGTCGATGCGGCACGCCGCAACCCCGGAGCGAGCGACAACGAAGTGCCGTTCGACTTCTTCTCTTCCGGCAGCGGCGGTGTACCATCCGCATTGGATGCAGACCTTCTGGCACGCCTGAAGGCCCAACAGAGGTGACGCGTGGCGGTTCCGGCGATCCTTGACCTGAACAAGGCCATCGAGTTCTCGCAGGCAGACTTCGCCGCTGGTCAGTACGACGAAGGCGAACTGGAGATCATGTCCGACCTCCAGTACCGCAGGATGCAGTACTGGTCCGACCAGCAAATCTTCGCGGCGGCATGCGACCGCTGGGACTCGCTCTACTACCCGCCCGATGAGGCCGTCCTCGCAGAGAAGGGCGCGTCCCATTGGTGGTACCACCCCAGCGCAACGCTCCCCGGCAAGGCCCACGTCTCGATCAACACACCACCGATCTACGTGGACATCCCGGCTGCGCTTCAGGCTGTGGCGCCCATCGAGAACATGGTCCCCAACATGGACACCGAGGAAGGACGCGCCCTCGCGAGCATGGGCGAGCGCCTGTACGCGGCGTGGCGTGAAGAGATCGGGTTCAACATGTGGGGCCATCGCGCCTGTGTCGTGAAGGGCCTGTACGGGCGAACCGCAGCCAAGGTCTTCTGGGATGCCGACTCCGGGTTCCCCAAGATCGAGGTCATCGACCAGCCGCGCAACCTGTGGCTGGGCTGGGGCCAGTCCGACTACCGCACGCTCGACTGGGCGGCGTACACGTACCTGATGACGCCAGAGGCGATCTTCTCCCAGTACGGGCTGGTCGCCACGGAGCGGATCGGGCAGGACGGCCAGTCGTACCCGTACCTCGTCCCTGCCAACGCCTTCGGGACGTGGACGTCGGCGCGGCGCTCGATGTGGGCCGGTGGCTCCATCGAGGTGCTGGACTACTGGTACCGCCAGCCGCGCTCGACCAAGCCGCCGAAGATCAGCAAGTTGAAGCCCGTCACGCACGACACGTGGAACGCGATCATCGTCGGCAACCGTGTCGCGCAGAACCTCAAGTTCACCGAGTACGACGGGATGATCCCCTACATCCCGCTGTTCAACTCGTTCATCCCCGGCGTGCCCAGCGGTCGTCCCGAACTGTTCGACATCGAGCAGTTGATCCGCGAGAAGGACGAGCGGATGACGCAGGTCAGCCAGTTGATGCACAACATCGTCAACGCCCAGTACTGGCAGTTGGTCGGCCCCGACTCACCCGATCAGGTCCCCGTCGGCCTGCGGCCCAAGGCCAATCAGGTCGTCGCTCCGGGTGCAGGGAACCGGATCGAGGGCATCACCCCGTGGATGCCGTCGTTCCAAGCCGAGGAGAACATGAACCGCATCGACCGCGAGATGGTCGATGTGAGTGGTCTGAACGACCTCCTACGTGGCATGGCACCAGCGTCGGTGATGTCATCGAGCAAGGCCATCAACGCACTCGTCGCCAACTACGAGACTCGCATCTCGATGAAGCGCGACATGTACTACAAGTGGCGCAAGGACGTGTGGGCGCTCGCACGCAACGTGTGGGCCAGCAAGCAGCCCGAACTTGAGCCGGTGCTGATGGGTTCGGGCCGTCTCGACGTCATCTCCCCGTCCCTCACCCCGCGTGACGACATGGAGACGGCGCAGATCGCCCGCACGCTGGTGGACGGCAAGTTGTGGTCGGCCATCCGTGGCATGGACCGCACGGGCGTGGACGACCCCGAGGCCGAGCAGAACATCATCCGCGCGGAGCAGACCGACGTGTCGCTCAACCCGGCATCGGTGCAGGTGATCGCATCGGTCGCCACCCAGTTGCAGGCGATGGGCATGCAGAACGCGGAGCAGGCTGTCGCGTCGATGGGCGGTCAGATGCAGCAGGGCGGCGAGATGCCCGACGAGGCTGCGATGATGGAGGACATGCGGGCGCAGATGGGCGCAGCCGAAGGTCAGGTCGGCAGCGGCGAGCAGCCGATGCCAGCCAACGAGGCGATGCCCGCGAACGTCGAGGGCGCACCTCCCGGCGCAGGCCCCGCGATGGCACCCGACGCCCAGTTGACGGCGCAGACGATGGTCAAGGGCGGTGAGGCGTCGAACCGGCTGATGTTCCAGACGCCGGTTGGCGGTCCTCCCCCAGCGCAAGAGGTCTAGCCGATGGCGACACGCGCCCGCTTCGGACGGCTACCCCGTTCGGCCCCGTCGCTGACATCGACCATCGTCGCACTCGCGCAGGAGTACCAGCGCGTCCGTGAGTCGAACATCATCGACGCGTGGCGCAATGGCGGTGAGTTCGAGGGCAAGAAGGTCACCGACGAGATGCTGATGAAGTGGCTGAAGGAACGCCGCTCCGAGTTGTCTCCAGATGACCCCAAGTGGGACTACTACGACAACCAGATCACCCAGTACGAGTTCGCCATCGCCAACTCCAAGGAGGAGTTGGAGTACAAGCGCGGCAACCGCACCGACATGCAGATGGCCGCGTTCTACCACAAGTGGGCGGCGAAGTTGCCCAAGTCGTCCGAGGCGTACCGCGAGCGCGAGAAGTTGGCGGCGGGCTATGCAGACCGGGCTGCGTCTGGCCGCGCCTCGTCAGGCCGCGCGGCGTCCGACAGGGCGTACGGGGCGGCGCTCTCTTCGTCGTACCGGAAAGAGGCCACGTACGACGCGCAGTTGCTGTTCCTGACGCGCGAGGCGGTCAACAGGGGCATCCTGCGCGACAACGAGACGCTGGCGAACATCGACCCGAACACGGCTGACGGTCGCGAGATCAACCGGCTGTGGGACGAGATCGCCACGGCGCCAGAGTTCGCTGACGAGCGTGCGTACTACAGCAAGTGGATCAGGGAGAACGGCGACCCGTCGTTCAACGGGGACTTCTCGCAGGACGCCTTCAACGCACAGACGCGCATCAAGAACGCTGCCGTCAACGACCGGATCGGCGCTGCCCGCAAGGCTGGGCGCGAGGAAGACGTGAACAACTTCGTGGACGAGAAGGCGTCCGTCCGTGGCACGAAGATCATCACGTCCGGGTTCGATGAGACGGAGTACTACGAGGACGCACGCAACGACTGGCTGCGCACTTTCGAGAACCCGAACGCCACGCCGCTAGAGGTTGACCGGGCGAACACGAAGTACGTCGGCCAACTGGAGGCGATCAGGGAGTCGCTCGACCGGAACCTGCGCCCCGGCGAGACTGACCCGCGCCTTGGCTGGATCAACAACGAGTTGCGCACGATGGCTGGCGACGAGGCCCCGCTGGAGCATTGGGGCGGCGCTGTCGGTCCCGGTGAGAACAGCGGCCTGACCGCTGCGACAGAGACGGCCATCGGCGTCAAGCAGGTGCAGACCGACATCGAGAACCTGACGAAGCGCAACGCGAAGGGCGAGCCGGATTACGTCCTCGTCAAGACCTTCGGTGGCAAGCCTGTTGCCACGACGGAGCAGAACAACGCTGGCGCCACGTGGGGCGTCGTCAGGCGCGACGAGATGCCCGAAGAGGCCATCTACGTGATGAAGAACGACTACGGCGACCCGCGTGCCGGGTCCGTGGCCGTCGCCGTCCTGCCGACGCCGATCTACATCACGTCCGACATCGTCAACACGAAGACCGGTGAGGCGAAGCCGAAGACTGGCGACACGCCAGCCGCGTACCAGTACACGATGCCAGACGGCAAGACCGGGTTCCGCTTCCAAGACAAGAGCGGGAGGTGGCTGTACACGATCAACAACCCGTTCGTGCAGACGAACGCCGACGGGTCGGAGATCGAGGTTCCGGTCACGCTCACCGGCAACAAGGCCACCGTGAGCGTCCCCGGCAACGGTGCCGTGGTCGCATCACCGAGTGGCGCCATCGCTCCGCGCTACTACCTCCCGAGCGCGAACGTGGCGATGACATCGACCGTGGCGAACTCCGGGTACTCGCTGTGGCTGATGGCGAGTGATCCGAAGGACCGCGCCGCCTACACGCAGAAGCCCGAGAACATCGTCTCCGTGCTGGCGCTGGAGGCTGGAGACGATCAGGTGCGCTTCGGGGCGATGCTGGCAGAGGCAGACCAGCGCCGCGCCGTCTACCTCGGCAACAGCACCGAGGAGCAGCAGCGGTTCCGCAGCAACGCGATCACCGGCACGCCGAACCCTGTCCCGCTGTCGAGCGCGATGGCGAGGGCCGGGATCGAGGAGCCGAGCAGCGAGGCGCAGACGATCAACCGCCTCATCGGTGGCAAGACCGTCGATGAGATCACGATGGAACTCCGTGAGTCGAACAGGCTCAACCGCAATCCTGCCGTGCCGAAGCCGGTCATGTTCGGTCCTCCCACGCCGGGTGCCGACTCCGACGTGATGGCGCGGAAGTACGGCATGGTCGCGCCGCCGCCGAAGCCGACGGCAGCGACTTCCGAGAAGCCGCAGACGTCGATTGGGACGGACTTCCCGAGCCAGATCGCGAACGGGCTTGGCAACTTCTTCGGCACGCTGTTCCAGCCCTCCGCGCCGAAGCCCGCGTCGATGCTGGGCGGCACTCCGCCGGGTTCGATGGGGGCTGGGACGCCGCCGAAGCCGCAGGGCGCACCGCCGCCTGCCAAGGTGCCGAAGCCCACGCCTGCCCCTGCTCCTGCACCCGCGCCCAAGAAGCCAGACCTGAACCCGTACCAGAACATCTTCGCGCCGCCCAAGACTCCCGCCGCACCGTCACGTTCTGGAACCTCGCTCAGGCGGCAACTCTAGATGCCCCGGTATCGCGGCCAGTCCAACATCAAGGACGCGAGCGGCTTCACCGCGTCCGACTTCTACACGTACTCCAAGTCGTCGCTCGCGCCATCGCGGCAGGCGTCGGCCTACCCCGGCTCCGCTCAAAGCAGCGGTCGGTCGTCGTCTGGCTACGCCACGCCCGAACTGGAGGCTGCTGCCCGCCCGTACGCTGACGTGGGCAAGGTCAACCTGAACCTGTTCGACCCGCTGCCGGACACCGCGCTTCCGCAGCAGATGGACAGGCCCGTGGTCGCACCGCCGACCCAGCCCAACGCCCAAGGGCTCATGCAGACCTTCCAGTTGCCGTGGATGGACAAGGAGAAGGGCGAGTCGCTTGCAGGCGTCCCCGGTGCTGGCGTCATCGGTGGCGGGATCGACTTCTTGGCGAACATCGGTGGGTCCATCCCGCAGATCGCGACAGGCCCTGCCGTCGAGTTCTACGACCGGCTTGGGAAGACGCCTGACGACCAGTTGTCTGACGTCGAGCGTCAGGTCAAGTCCCTGAACCAAGGGCTGTTCGCCGCGCCTCCTGACAGCCCTGTCATGCAGGGCAAGCAGATGGCCGAGGTGTACAAGCAGTTCCTGATTGCCGAGGCGCATGCCAAGGGGTCATCGGCGCAGTTGATGCAGCCGCAGATGACGATTGGGCCGCTCGACACGACGCCAATCGGGGGCGCCCTGAAGGCATACGGCGACCTCGCCAACCTGATGAGGCGCGGCCTCGGCTCTGCCCCGTGGGCTGATCAGATCAACGAACTGAAGAACCCAGAGGCGACCGAGGAACTCATCGGTGAGGAGCGGTGGGCGATCAGGGAGGCGCTGCTCGCGGGTGAGATCAACGACGAGGAGGCGCGTGACATGCTCGCGCTGTCGTCGTTCGCCCTGATGAACCCTGACCCGATCAAGTTGGACAACGCGTTCGGCCCGGTGGACACCATCGCGAACGCTGCGCTGGCACTCGCGGGTGAGATCGCCACGGACCCTCTGTCGATCCCGGCCACGCTGGCAACCGGCGGTGCGTGGCTGGCGAAGTCGTCTGTTCAGGCCACGCTGCGATCCGTGACGCGATCAGTCGCACGGCAGGCTGTCGCTGACGCTGGTCAGGACATCGCGACGGCTGCTGGGCGCGAGTTGTACCAGACGACCATCGAGCAGGTCACCAAGGAGGCGACCGAACTCGCAGCGCAGAACGTCGGTAGCACGGCGGCGACCCGCTGGATGCCCAAGGCGGCGACCGTCGCCGCGAAGCAGACCGGCAAGGTCACGGCTGAGGGCATCAAGGAGTACGACATTCTGGAGGCCATGCTGTCGCTTGGCGCACAGAACACACCGCGCTCCGCAGCGATCACGCGTGGCCTGAACGATGCCGGGAGAATGGGCTTCATCGCCACGAAGACAACGCCCATCGTCAAGGCTGGTCAGGCCATCGACAAGATGGTCGATCCGTTCTCGCTGTTCGGCTACTGGAGGACAGGTCGCGTCGTCCCGGTCGCCATGTCCAAGCAGGCAGCGACGGGCGCGTACGACGCCATCGGGTGGCGTGTCTCGCGGAGGCTGCAAGACTCGTACGTGACGGCTGGCGTTGATCCCGAGGCCGTGAGCCGTGCGCGGGGGATCGCGTTCGCGAACCACACGGTTCAGGCCGGTGACAACGCGAACACGCGCCGCATGGTCGCGGCCAACTCCGCGTTCACCAGCGGGATGACGCCGACCGAGGCCGCACTCCAGCATGCCGGTCGCCGCCCCGGCGACATCCGTCGCCTCGTTCGCGATCAGGTTGACAAGACGCTGGAGTTCATCGTCCCGGCCAAGCAGGGTGGTCGCGCCACGGCTATGGCCGAGTGGCGGGAGCGGGCAGTCCGTCAACTGATGGACTTCGGCGCAGCCGAGCCAGCCGCCCGTGCCGCTGCCAGCGTGATGGACGAGCGGCAGATGCGTGCGCTCGCGAACGACCACTACGGGCTGGCAATCGAGACGCTGGACGAGGTCAAGCGTGCCGCAGCGCCGACGGGCAAGTGGACGAGCGACGGCATCAACCGCGTCACGTTCATGGGTCCACGCCAGATGTCCACGCAGCAGGCCGAGGCTGTCGCGAAGGCCGTTGCCGAGGGCAAGGCCAGCGTCGTCCGCGCAGCCGTTCGGCGCTTCCGTGACCTGAACGAGAACGTCAGCGAGAGCCTCGATGACGCAGAACTGCTGGCCGAGGTCGGTCGCCTGCTGCCGCAGATCGACAAGTCGCTGCCGACCGCCATCGAAGACCTGACCGACCTGCCGACCGGGCTGATCGACTGGGCCAAGGCGCACCCCGGCTACCAGTTGATGCTGCGGCCAGACGACAACAACCTGCTCGTCCCGATCAGGAACGCCGACGGTCGCATCACGGGCGTGAAGTCATGGATCGACAACGTCACGGAGCGCACGCCGCACATGGAGGTCACTCGGGCCAAGGCGTGGCGAGAAGGGCTGCTCCGTGGCATCTCGGGTGGCGAGGTCGAGCGCAACGCAGCACGCCGCTTCATCGCGAACATGGCCGAGTGGGCTGGCATGAGCGAGGCAGAGTCGGTCGTGATCCTTCGCGCGATCAGGAAGGCAGCGACCGATAGCGGCGCTGGGTCACCTCGCGGGATGACGACCGGGTCGATCCTCGCTGCCGTTGACGCCACGAAGTTGGAGCCGTCACGCAGGGGTATCGCCAGCCGCTCCGTTGTTGATGCCCTGTTCGATGCCTACGAGAACGAGGCACGTCTTGTCGGCATGACGCCGAAGGCGACGGGCTTCGTCAAGAAGCACGCATCTGGACTCGGCTCCAACGCGCTGGGCTGGGTGACCGACTACCTGTACCCGGTTGTCAGGTTCGGCAAGAACCCGCTGTTCGTCTTGCAGGAACTCCCCGAGGCTGCGTTCTTCCTCGCGCTCATGGGGCGGTACCCGGTGAGCAACCTCGTCCCAGACGCGCTTGCAGACGCGCTACAGCGGGCCAACATCCCGTACGGTGGCCGCAAAATCGCGGAGTGGAAGAACCGGACCAAGTTGTACAACGACAAGACGATGATCGTCATGGACCGCATGTCGCGGATGTCGCCCAACGCGGAGTACGACCAGTACGAGATCGCTGAACTGATCCGCATGGGGCTGACGACAGCCGCCCAGTTGACCGATCCTCGCACGCCGCTTGGGAAACTGCTCCAGAAGACCGGGACCAACACCCCGCTCGACCGCCGCAAGCGCAGGTCCGTCGCTCTCGCGACCCGCTACGAGTTGGGCGAGCAATGGCGCAGGTCGCTTATGAAGAACACGCCTGAGCAATGGCTGGCTACGCGGGCGTTCTACCCGGATGAGATGAGCGACGGCGAGGTCGCCGTGCAATGGATGCTCGATCTCATGGCACGCAGCGACCCAGACTCCATCTACTCCTCCAACGTCCCCGGCCTGTTCAACCCGAGCCACATCGGGCGGCGTGCAGAGGTCAGCGATCACCTGATCCGTCGCTTCGTCTATGGCGAAGCCGACATGGCGAACCACACGTGGGACTCGATGGTCGGTGACATCGAGAAGGGGACGCTGTCCGTCGATCATGTCCGTCGTGACCTGATGAACGCAGGCGCAGACCCCGACTACGTGAACCGTGCCGTCACGCGTCTCACGTTCGGCACGCCGGAGCAGTTCTACAAGGCCGCGAACGACCTTGGCATCTCCGAGGCGACGACGGACGCTTGGGCCGCTTCGAACAGGGTCGCGGCCTCGCTTCAGGGCATCTCCGAGGGCGAGTACATCGCCCGCAACTTCGTCGGTCGCCCACTCCACACCGACCAGATGGGCAACATCGTCGGTGAGACGCTGTTCGATGACATCGTTGAGAGCATGCGGACTCGCGGCAAGACGATCCCAGCGCCTGACTCGCAGGAGACGGCTGATCTCATGCGCGTCTCCAACGAGATGATCACGGGCGTCTTCCCCACCGGCGGTGTCCCGGCGCAGATGCCGAAGGGCACCCCCACCGACACACGCAAGGCCGCGAACAAGGTGCGCGGATGGGAGAACGCACGCGCAGACCGCGAGGCGAACCCCTCGATTGGCACACCTCCGAGCAGGGAGGCGCCTGCTCGCGCTGGGGCCGACACGGCGAAGGGACAGCCGGTCAAGGGCTACACCATCGCCTTCGAAGAGGACCCGTTCCTCGACTACTACGACCGCAGCGGGCCGCGCTCGTCGGAGTTCCGCGAGGTGTCGGACACGAACGTCCGCATCGTGCAGGTCATGGACGAGAACGACCCGACCAAGGCCATCGGGTTCGTGTACGTCGAGTTGGACCCTGCGACGAGGACGATGCAGGTCAAGCAGTCGCAGGTGCTGGACCCGCACGGTCGCAAGGGCATCGGCAACTGGATGTACCGGACGATGGAGGAGAGGACCGGCTACACCTTCGTCCAGACAGCCGACCAGTCCGACACGGCCCGTGCCCTGTGGGCGCAGCCAGACCGGCCCTTCGGGCCACAGACCCGGACGCCCCGCGAGTACCAGACGGCGATCAACAACGGAACGGCCACCGTTGCCCCGCCGCAGCCGGTAGCGGTCGCCAGCCTGCCCGAGTCGAAACTCCCGGCAGAGGAGTACTGGCCCTACGACATCGAGACGTTCAGCGACCCGACCCTGTCGAAGATGAAGCCGATCAGGGTCACGGAAGACGGTCGGTTCGTTGACAACGACAGCGCCGTCCGCGCAGCCGTGGCACGGAAGGAAGGCATCGACACGGTTCAGGTCGAGACGGTCACGTTCCCGCCACGGACGATGCCGTTCGAACCGATGGGCGACTTCGCCGCGAGGCAGGCCGCTCAGGTCGGCATGCCGCTGTACCAGACCGAACTCCACACCATCGGTCAGGTCACGCCAGCCCAGTACCTGCGGCAGATCGAGACGATGATGGACCCCGAGGCGATGGCTCGTCGGGGGCTCCGGGCGATGACGGAGAAGGACGCGCTGAACGCGATTGAGTGGTACGACCACATCCGTCGCTCGATGTTCGCGCTCGTTGACGAGAACCTCACCGGCGAGGAGCGCATTCAGGAGGCTGCACGCATCCTGATCGCCTTCGGCACGACGCAGTTGAACACCAGCCCTGCCGACGGGTTCCGTCACGTCTTCAAGGCGTACGGCATGCGGGCACGCGGCGAGACGTTGCAGTTGGACGAGGCACGCAACATCGTCCAGCAGGCCGTCGGCCTGAACCCGGAGCAGTTGAACACCCTCATCTGGGGTCGCGGAAACAAGATCGACCAGATGGGCATCGCGCAGAAGTTGTTCGACTTCATCGACTCACTCACCGGGTCGAAGAAGAGGACGAACGGCATCACCGGCCCGCGCGGTGACTGGGGTCCGGTCGCCGTGGACATCCACACCAAGCGCGACTTCGGCTTCCTCGACCCGGCGATGGGCACGTGGGTCTACCGGCTGGTCGAGCGCGAGACGCCAGACGGGCTTGTCCACGGCGTGTCGTCCAAGTTCGTGCGCGAGAGCGGCGACGTCGTGACCATCGACGGCGAGAAGGTCGATCAGCGCATCGGCCACTTCGTGATCGAGATGAGCGATGGGACCACAGAAGTGATCGGATCGGAGAACATCGGACTCGGTGTCCCGACCAACCATGAGTACGACTACGGCGTCGAACTGGCGAACGACATCCGCGACCACTTCAACGAGATCGGCTTCATGGGCCGCGAGTGGTCGTCGTACGAGGTGCAGGCACTCGGCTGGTACCGGATGCAGTTGCTGAAGTCGCCCGAGGGCGATGCAGGAACGGTCGCCAACGCCGTCTTCGAACAGTCCCGCTGGATGGGCAGCAACGACCTCGTCCCCAGCGTCAGCGCCCCGCTCCATGAGGTGTTCCCGTGGGACGCCGTCGAGCCGCAGTACCACCGTTCGATCCACATCGAGGGTGCGCGTCACGCATCCGACGAGGCCGAGATGGCGAGTGGCGCGATGGTGCTGACGAAGATGGACTCCGATGCCGTCGTCGGTGGCACCTACCGCCCAGCCCAGACCGTCGAACTCACGACTGACCCGACCGGAGCCGAGCAGTACCTCGCGCACTACCTGCTGCTCTCGGAGCAGGACAGCGGTGTGCTGATGCGCGACTACACGGGAGCGACCCGGACGCCGCGCTACAGCGAGGGCGTCGGCATCTCGGTGGACATCCCGGCACGCGACGAGGAGCATGCCAAGGAACTTCTCCAGTTGCTCGCCGCCGAGGACGGGTCACCGCTGCGGGCCATCGGGTCACACACCTTCATCGCACGGGCGTCAGACGGTTCGCTGCACCTCCGCACACTCTGGGAGCCGACCGGCAAGGCTGGCCGGAACGAGTTCAACCGTGCGCTGAAGGACACGAACATCGTCGCCAAGATCGAGGAGGCCAGCCCCGGCACCGTCGCCCACGACACGCTGGTGGACTTCGTCCGTCTCAGCCACGACTGGAAGGCCGACCCGACCGGCAAGACGTACATGGACGTCATCCAGCGCGGGTCGGGCAAGCACGGCGTGATGCGATCACCGGAGCAGCGTGCGGCCCTCATCGAGCAGTACGACGGGGCGTACGAGGCAGCGCAGGCCGCGCTCGCCAAGGCGAACCGCATGAGGGCGAACAACCCGGCCAAGCCTGACGCCGTCAAGGCGGCGAAGAAGGCCGTGGCCGTAGCCAAGAAGGAGATGGAAGTTGCCCGAGCAGCCCCCGCAGGACGGTCCTCGTCCGACGTTTCAGAACTGGTCGGGTCCGCTAGGGTTCGGGTCCGCGAAACCGTCAGGTCCGGGTTCGACCGGTACGCCGCTCGCGAGGTACGCAATGAGCGGGAGCGAGTCCTTGGCGAGGCACGAGACGCCGCAGCAGGAAGCCTTGGAACCGATCCCCTCTGGGACGATGTCCTCGCCCTTGCAACAGGGAGCAATGGGGAGCGTCTCTTTGAACGAACCCCCGGAGGAACAGTCCGCGCAGCCGTCACCCGATCAGGAGCAAACGACCAGCGCGCCCAACTCTACCTCAATCGCGGCGTTGCCCGAGACACCTCCCTCCTCCATGAGTTGATGCACGTCAACGCGTGGGAGATGGACGACTCGGCGGTACGTGCGATCAAGGGCGTGTTCGCTGGCCTTGAGGGCACACCGTACGGGACGCACACACCGGGCACGCCGCTGACCGAACAGGAGCATGAGTGGCTGATCAGCCAGTTCATGCTCTGGGTCGGTGACGAGAACTCCGTGCATCCCGTCCTCGCCCCGCTGATGAAGCACTTCAAGACGAAGTTGGACTCGACCAAGTCATTGAAGACACAGGCCACGGCTCCGTCGCGCGAGGCGGTCAAGCGCATCGACGGAGAGATCGCGGCGCTTCAGGTCAAGTTGGGCAAGGCGAAGTCGCTGCGCACCAAGGAGAAGATCAGCCGCGACATCGCGGAGAAGATGGTCGCCCGCAACAACGCCGTGCGTGAGGGAAAGGCCATCCGCTCACAGGGTGGCCTGTCACCGGAGGTCAAGCGCGTGCTTGACGAGATCGGGGCCAAGGCCGGTGAGCGGAAGGAGACGCGTGCCTCGACGTTCAACGCCGACGAGGCCAACATGCTGGAGTGGGCGCAGATCAGTCTGGCCGCAAGCCAGCGCCGCGCCAACGACCTCGTCCACATGCGCGGCGAGCGGTCTGCTCTGGAGCGGTCGATCAACCATCCGTTCCTGATGATGTACCCGACCTCGTACATGTACGGGAAGGTGCTGCCGTACATGGCCGAGTTCCTGTTGGCGCGACCGTTCGGCATGAAGGCCCCGTTCGTCGCGTACACGGTGGGCCAGTCGATGCACCAGTCGTTCCAGCGCCAGCAGCAGTACGACACGGAGTTGCGCGACTACCTGTACAAGAACGAGCCGTTCCTGCGGGCGATGTCGCTGTTCGTGCCGGGACTGCCGTGGGACCTGCCGTCTGGCTTCCCGTTCTGGGCACGCCGGGTCATGGAGAACTGGATGACCAACCACCAGCGCAGGCTGGAGGGCCGTCCCGAGGAGCAGATCGACATCCCCGGCATCATCGCCAACTCGGCCATGTACAACCTGACGCTGCGCGGCCCCGACTCTTGGGGGCCAGTCGTGGACAGTTTCGGCAAGGTCCCCGAGATCGCAGGGTCGATCTTCTCAGGCGAGGCTCCACAGCCGGAGGCCCCGAAACCTGTTCAGCCGTGACATGATGGTCTTGACGCCACGCCTGTGGCGTGATCAAACTGGAGGAACAAGGTGACCGAAGGATCGCAGGAGGCCAACTCCACGGGCGAGGGTCAGGACGCCACGGGTCAGCCCGTCGCGAACCAGCCGCAGACCGTCGAGGAAGCCGAAGCCATCTGGAAGAACCGGATGAGCGGCAAGGACCGCGCACACGCTGCTGAGACGGCTGCTCTGAAGGCCCAGATGGAGGCCCTCATCAAGAACCAGCCGCCCGCGCAGGGTGAGTCCCCAGAGGCTGCTCGCGTGAAGGAACTTGAGGCGGCGCTCGCTGCCGAGAAGGCGGCTCGCCTTCAGACCAAGTACCCCCTCGCGGCAGGCGTTCTCGGTGACGCGATGACCTCGCTGCCCGAGGAGAAGTTGGCTGCTATCGAGGCAGGCTTCGACTCCGGGGCACCCGCAGTCAACCCGATCATCGACCCGAACGCAGCGGCACGGCGCGGTACCGGAGTCCCCGGCACGGCGGCGAAGCCACTCAACGAGAAGTCCAAGGACGAACTCCTTGGCGACCTGCGGAAGTTGGCCCCCGCCTACCAGCAGGCCGCGAGGGAGGGACTCATCTAACCCAGAGGAGCCGACATGGCATTCACCGGTGGAGCGGCTGGTGGTGGTACCACCCAGACCGCACCGGGCACCCAGCCCATCATCCCGTCGAACGAGGGCACCCTCGGTGCTGGCGTTCCCGGTGTCGCGTTCACCGACGCGGCTCGCGCAGCGACGTACGGCCTGAACGCCGACTTCGCCAAGGTCGTTACCGCACTCGTCGTGCGGAACACCATCGAGGCACTCCGCGACGAGGCCGTCTTCGCGCAGGAGGGCAACGCCTACCTCAAGTCCACCCACATCCCCGGCACGAACCAGTTCGTGTACACCGGGTTCTCCGATCTGGGTGACGCCGTCGAACTCCTTGAGGGCGTGCCGCCCGAGACGGAGAAGATGCTGTTCGACACGTTTGCCTTCAGCGGCAAGCAGGTCGGCAAGACCACCGCGATCACCGATCTGGCTGAAATCTTCAGCCCGTTCGACCTCTACGCCAAGGCTTCCGAGAAGTTGGCGTGGAACGCGGTGGACTACATCGAGAAGACCCTCGCCACCCTCGTCAACTCGTCCCCCAGCCTGACCATCGCGGCCACCGGCTACGCCGCTGGCATCATCGAGACGGTCACGCAGATGAAGCGCCGGGAAGTCCCGATGTTCGGTGACAACTCGTACCACGCTTGGGCGACCCCCGAGACGTGCGCGAAGATCATGGCCGAGACGGGCGAACTGGGCTGGACCGACGCAGCCAAGTACGCGAACACCCGCGCTCTCCTCACCGGAGAGATCGGCATGTTCCGTGGCCTCCGCATCATGGAGACTTCCCGCCTGAACGCCGGTTCGACGGACGAGATCGTGGCCTTCGGCCCCGAGGCGTACGTCGCCGGTGACTTCCAGACGCTGGAGGCGTACCGCGTGGCGCGTGGCGGCAACCATGCCGACCCGCTCGCGCAGCGTGCCATCATGGGCTGGAAGGGCATGTGGGGCTTCAGCCTCGTTGCCTTCGACGGCACTCCCGCGATGGGCGGCGCGTCGAACACGACCGGCACCAAGATGTTCACCGCCGCTCTGGTTCCGGTCACTCCGTAACCTGAGCGGGGGGAACCCTGAGTGGTACGATGGGGTCGTGGTCTTCGGACCACGGCCCCTTCTTCGTGTGAGGTGACCGATGCCGACGCTGGAGGCGCTGACGGATAGCGTCTACCGCGACCTTGCCGACGAGGCGAAGGCCGTGTTCTCGACGCTTCAGGTCGAGGACTTCGTCCGTGGCGGGATCGCGGAACTGAACCGCGTCTCACCGAACGACGGCGTCGAGTCGATCACGTGGGTGATCGACCCGGACACCGAGAAGATCACCCAGTACGAGTACGACATCCTGTCCACCCTGATCTACAGGGTCGAGCGCAGGGAGTCCACCTACGGCAACGCGTACCCGATCCCCGAGGCCGAGATGGGCCAGACGGTGACGAGCGGCTACGTCTTCCGGCAGACCACCAACGGCGGTCACATCGAGTTCCCCAGTTGGTGGATCGATCAACTCGATCCGGCCACGGACACGATCCGCATCTACGGGTATCAGGTGCGTCCTCTCCCGTACACGGTCGAGGGGCAGGAGAGTCCGAACATCGGCATCTCCTCCGAGGAGGAGTACAGCATCCGCTCCTACGCCAAGAGCGAGGGCTTCGACCTTCTGGCGCACGACCGGTCGCTCTTCCAGCAATGGCAGGGCCAGACCAACAACACCGACGTGTCGCCCACCCAGATGATGCAGATGGCCGCGAACGCGAAGCAGGACTGGTCGCGTCACCGTGGCCTGATCCGCACCGTGCGCCGCTACTGGTGACCTGATGGACATCAGCAAGTCCGTCACCTACCGGGGCATCGAGGTCAATGGGGCCGCGCTGTACCCCGGTCGCACGCTGCGCGGCATCGCCATCGAGAACATCGACTACTCGGGCGTCGAGGCGGTTGGCTACACCGAGAAGCGTGCGGCTGCTGACGGCATGCATGCCAGCGACGTGTACCTTGGCCCGCGCATGGTCGAACTGTCGGGCCACGTGTACGCATCGAGTGCATCCGAACTGTTCGACTACCTCCACGTCCTGCGTGCGGTGTTCAGTCCGACGAGCGCCTATCAGGAGTCTCCCGGTGACCGTGGCTTCCTGCCGTTCAAGTTCCAGCAGCCGACGCTCGACCTCGACTCCTTCCCAGATGGCGTGATCCCGCTCCAGATGCACCTGCGCCCGAGGGCGAACCTGCGCTTCAGCGTCAACCGTGACAGGATCATCGGAGAGGCCAAGAAACCCACCGCCACGCCTTGGGCAGCAGAGTTGTGGGCCAAGGACCCGCGTGTGTACGTGGACCCGTCCCAGAGCGTTGACATCAGCGGCGGGCCGTGGACGAACAAGGCTGGGCAGGCGATCAACCGGGGCGACTACGAGACGCCGCTCAACGTCATGGCCGTGGTCACGTCACCGGCTCCAGCAGCAGGCATGACGATCCGCATCGTCGGCTTCGGCGTGGACATGACGATCAGCCTGCTGGCCGAGGCGAACCGCGTCTACCGCTGGTACGGCGACGACCGTGTGCTGATGGTGCAGGACTCGTCTGCTGGTGCAAGCGCACCGCAGGTGCTGCGGATGGACTTGGTGTCGTTCGCCACGTCGAACCGCAAGCCGATGGTCCCGGCGTCCATCAACCCACCGGTCAGGCCGTTCTCGTCGTCGTTCACGTACACGACCACGTACGCACTCGCAGCCGGTTCGCGCCTGTTCTGGAGTGAGGCGTTCGCCTGATGGCGCTCACGAAGAACTTCGTCGCGAACAGGGCGAAGCAGGTCCGTCGCAACGCCGCTGGCACGAAGCAGGGCTGCGGCGATGACAGGCACATGCTGGTCGGATCGTCGGGCAGCGGCGACACCGAGTACCGGCACCGCTCGCTCGTTCGCTTCACGCACGACTGGTCAACGGTCGATACCGTCATCAAGATCGAGTTGGCGGTCAAGACCGAGGACGACGCGTCAGCCCACTTCGCCTTCGGGGCCACGCCCAAGTTGCGAGTCTCGACGCTTGCCGAGTCGTTTGCTGAGGGGACTGGCGCAGAGAACGTCTGGACGAGCGGCGAGTACGAGTGGCCGAGTGCGCGGTCTGGCAGCGCCTACAAGGACCTGCCGATCAACCCGGACACCGGGTTGCCGCAGGACGAGGCGTGGGTCTTCATTGACGTGACGGCGATCAGCAAGGTGATCGTCCCGAAGACCGTGAAGATGGCCGATGGGACCACGGGCGGTGGCGGCACGAACTACGGCTACATTCTGCGGACAGCAGATGAACTCACCAACGCGCAGCGGATGATCCTCGACTCGTTCCACGCGACGAACAGCGCCGACCGCCCGTACCTGCTTGTCACCTACGACCCCGCGAACCGTGCGCCAATCGCGCCGACCCTGACGGCTCCGAGTACCACCAACAACAACTTCGGCCAGTCATTCGAAGGCGACCACTCGGACCCTGACGGTGATCCGATGGCGGCGCGTGAGATCAAGGTCTACCCGACAGGGAGCCAGACAGCGACATGGACTCTTCCACCCGATCTCCAGTCCGCAGGCTCGGACGAAACCCAGACAGGACGCTTCTCGGTTCCGCTGTCACTCGCAGTCGGGTCGCTGAAGTTGCAGACCAACTACGAATGGACCGCACGGACCAAGGACTCAAGGGGCCTCTGGGGTCCGTACTCAACTCGCCGCGCCCTTCGGATCACCTCTTCGGCCCCGTCGGTCGCCGCGTCGGCTATCGGGAGCGCGACGTCACTCGCTGACGTCCGCTTCGGGGGGACCTACTCCGACCCCGAGAACGACCTGCTCTCGCAGTTCGCCATCCAGATGCAGGTGCAGGCGGCGCACACCGACTCGGCGTGGCTCGATCCGATGTCCTACGTGTGGGACACGGGCGAGGTTCAGGCCACAGTCGATGAGGCCACCGCGAAGGTGATCTCAAGGGCGTTCACCGGTCAGGCACTCGGACCCGGCACCTACACCTACCGCATCAAGGTCATGGACGCGACCGGCGTCTGGTCGGCGTGGTCGTACATCGACTGGTCCCTGACCAGCGACTACGACCCAGAGTTCGGGACCGGCGAACTGACCACGCAGGTATCGCGCATCGCGCCGGTCAGGATCGCGTTCTACCGCATGGGCGTGAACCGTGGCCCCGGTGATCTGATCGGGTACCTCGATGACCCCATCGACCTCGGGGCATCGCGCTACCTCAACGGCGGCGGGGAAATCTACTTCACCCTCCCGGCGCTCCACCCGTACTGCCCCGAGATCGAGCCGCACAAGACGCACTACCGCGTCGAGCAGTACTACGGCGACCGTTACCGGGTGATCTTCACCGGCCTGATCACGGACTTCGACGCAGACGCCGACACGATGGTCGGCTACGGCACCGACTATCTGGGCCTGCTCCAGACGGCGGTGGACGAGCGGTACGACCCGGCCAAGCCAGAGGTCGCGGCTGACGGCAACGGTGGTGGTGGCTCCAAGTACAACGACAAGACCATCGACTACGTCCTCAAGGACCAGTTGCGCTACCACAAGGCGCGTTCCAACAGTCCGGTCGGGTTCATCAACGTCAACAGCGCCTCGATCACCGCACTCGCAGAGCGCATCACGATCTTCTCGACCTACGCCGAGGCGCTTCCGTTCCTCTCGGGGATCATCGACTCACACAAGCAGGGCACGGGGCGCGAGGCGCGGTTCTACGACCGCCCGACGAACAACTCCTACACGACGTGGGAGTGGGCGCTCGTTGACAACTGGGGCAAGGACCGGCCCAACATCAGGCTGGAGTACGGCGGGCTGCTGAACGACTTCCGCGTCGTCGCGCTTGGCGACTTCGGGACGCGGGTTCTGGGCGTCGGGCAGAAGCGTGGTGAGTCCAAGGTCTACCGTGCGAAGGGGACCGGTGGCCTGAACGAGGCCGACTGGGGAGCCACGGCGAAGACCCGGTTCTACGCCGACATCATCGACCAGAACGATCTCCAGCGGCGTGTCAACGAGGACGCGGCGCAGTTGGCGAAGGTCGGGAAGCGCATGGCGCTGGCGATCCGCGCCGACGTATTGCAGCCGTTCGACGGCTGGGACCTTGGTGACTCCATCGTCATCGACATCGAGCGCGGCGTCGTCTACACGGAGAACTACGGTTCCGAGGGCCTGTGGACGGTCTACGGTGTCGAGTGGCGGTATCACCCCGATGGGCACACGGAACTGACGCTGACGGTCCTGCCGAAGAAGGGCGACACGCCTCCCGATCCCGACCTGATCCCGTCGATCAATCCCGGCGTGGCCCGCGAGTGGCAGACCGGGTACGGCGTTCCGACCACATACGGCGAACTCCCGACCGAGACGCCCGTTGACCCCACGCCGTCGCTGCTCGCCACCAGCCCGAACGACTGGAACGTCTGGTGGCGGTACAACACGCAGACGGTCCCGCCCCCGGCAGACGGCGCGTTCCGTGCCAACAGCCAGTCAACGGCCACGCCAGCGACGGCCATGTACATCCACCGTGATGACAAGGACGACATCGACCGGACCATCGAGCATGCCCGTGTGATCACGGGCGGTCGGCTGTACATCCGGCGCGATGGCGGCACCGGGTACTGGGTCGGTCGCATCACGGCTGACCCGGTCATGGACGTGTCGGGCGAGTACTGGACGTACCCGGTGCAGCGGCTGTCGAGCAGCCTCCCGTCGCTCCCGGCGAACAACGAGGACTGCCTGATCACCTACCTTGAGTCGGGTGACAAGACGTACTTCCCGCCGACCACCGACCCTGTCGTGGCGAAGTGGTGGGAAGACCTCAACACGGGCAAGGTCTACGAACTCGATGAGTCCACGGGCCTGTACCGCGTCGTCCTCATCCCGTCACAGGTCGGCGGCTCCGCGCCGCCGGTCCTCGACACGCAGCCGCCGCCCATCCCGATCATCAAGTCGGTCACGTCGTTCGCATCCAACGACGTTGACGGCACGAACACGACGTCGCTTGCTGCCACCGTGGGCTACGACACGCCGCCGAGTGGGCTGATCGACCTGATGCAGTACAGCATCGAGACGACGCGCAACGGGCGGCAGGACAACCCCGAACTCCCCGACTGGACGATCTCGTCCGAGTGGGTGACGCAGAGCCTTGATGCCACGGGCGTGCTGGACGTGTACTGCGTGCAGCCCCGCGTCATGGCGGCGACCAAGTACTGGGTACGCGCCCTCGCCGTTGACACGTCTGGCAACCGCTCGTCGTGGTCCGACGCCGTGTCGCTCATCACGACGGAGGACACCGAGGCACCGCCCCGCCCCAGCGGTGTGTTCATCGCACCGGGCTTCAACGTCATCGGCGCACGCTGGGACGACATCGACGCAGCCGACTTCGCGTACGTCGAGGTCGGGTGGCGGGTGCAGCCCGACGGGACGTGGTTCACCGCACGCATCAGCGGCACCCTGATCGTCATCACGTCACTCGTCAACGGGACGACGTACGACCTCCGCTTCAGGTCGGTTGACCGCAGCAACAACACGCTGCACGACACCGGGACCGTGGACGTGGACGGCAACCCCATCTACGAGTCGGTCAAGGCGACGGACACGACCAAGGGCTGGGTCGAGGGCTTCACCGGGACGCCGACCAGCGTGCCGGGTGACGCACTCGTCTGGGACGAGGCGATCATCGAGAGCATCTTCGCCGGGATGATCAACGCCGACTGGATCACGGCTGGCACGCTGCGTGTCGGTGAGGGTGCGGGCAACGTCGCGGCGATCACGGTCGTGAACTCGACCGGCGGGCTTGTGGGGCGATGGTCAACCGACGGGATCGAGGTGCTTGATCCCACCAACCCGTCCTACAAGTTGGTGCTGACCGAGGCCGAACTGTCCATCTGGACCGACGCCGACAGCGCCAGCCCCGTCCGTGCCGTCCACCTCACACCGCTTGGCATCGACGCCGCGTCGATCACGTTCGGTGCTGCGCGAGGCGGTCACAACCTCGTCCAGAACTCCTCGTTCGAACTCGGTGCCTTTGGCGTCACGGCTGTCACGGACCACACGTTCGACACACGGGCCGACTGGGAGTCAACTAGGCTCTGGGAGGTCAACACCGTCGTGGGTGACAACGACATCTACGGGAACTCGGCAGTCTGATGGCAAGCATCACGCTCACCGCAAGTGCTGACGTCGCGTGCTGGACGAACGAGAACTACGGCGCGGGCGTCGGTGACCACCTCCCGGTCGGGTACTGGGGCGGTGCGATCTACCGCAGCGCCATCAGGTTCACCGCACCGTCGTGGGCGTCGTGGGTCCGCATCACCAAGGCCACGCTCAACGTCTACATCTCCGACCACCACCACGTCGGCGTCCGCAACTCGACCATCCTCGTCCGTCGCCAGAACGTGTCGTCGCTGTGGACGAAGAGCGCGGGCACGCAGGACTGCGAGAGCGGGTTCTCGTCCAGCAACAACACGCAGAACAGCGACCTGACGTCGTCATCGACCAACCAGACCACGTTCTCGTCTGGCACGACGGCGAACGCGAAGAAGGCGATCACGGTCACCGACGCCGTCGCGTACTACTTCGCCAACAGGACATCCGCGCTCGTCTTCACCTTCGCCGGGAACTCGTCGTCTGACTACACGGAACTGTGGTCGCGCGAGAAGGGTTCGACATACGACGCCACGCTCGTCATCGAGTACGAGACGGACACGGTCCCGAACGCGCCGACGTTGAACTCACCGGCCAGCGGGGAAGTGGTCGGATCGCAGCAGCCCGTGCTGTCGTGGACGCACAGCGACCCGCAGGGCCACGCACAGGTCAGCGCAGAGGTCAGCCTCAACGGCGTCAACGTCTACACGGTCGGGTCGGAGCAGTCGGTCACGGTCACCGACGTCCTCAACCGTGGGCAGACCTACGAGTGGCTGGTCCGCACAGCCGACGCGCTGGGGTACGGGCCGTGGTCGGCGTCGAGGCAGTTCACCGTCGCCGCCTACGTCAACCCCGTCATCACCGCCAAGTACCTCGTCTGGAACAACGGGCACCCGAGGCCGCGCATCCTCTGGACGTGG